GCCAGCGAGCGCAGCGCGCCCTTGGTCGCCCGCACCGCCGCCGTGGCGTCGGGGTAGCCCGGCGACAGGACCGGCGCGACGTCGGCCAGCTCCAGCGAGTGCAGCGTGCGCAGCGGGAAGTTCTGGTCGGTCACCGACCACTCGTCACCACCCGGCATGACCCGGAACGCGAAGGAGGAGTACCGGATGTCGCCCCGGTGGACTAGCTCGCGGACGTCGGCGCGGGACTCGGGCGTGAGCACCGAGTAGTCCAGGCCCATCCGGTCGGTCTTCAGCTGCAGCGTGCTCGCCGCCGTGGTGCCGAGCACAAGGTTGGAGTCGTGGTTGAACCGGCAGACCACGTCCTGCCAGCCGCCCATCCGCGCCTCATCGAAGGCATGTGGCGCGACCTGCTCGACAAACCCGCCAAGGTTGGTGGACATGCGCGGCATGAAGACGGTGGCATAGCCGCCGATCCACCGGCCCGAGGCATCTATGTCGCGGACCTCCAGGGGATTGTGCAGGTCCTTGTAGAGGGAGGTGATGCGCAGCTCGCGCGCCTCCTCTTCCTGCGACAGCGAGTTGCCCTGGTCGGACACGTGAATGCCAGCCTTCCGTGCTGCGGCAAGGACCTTCGCCCGTGCCTTCGGCCCAAAGGGAGACGACGAAAGCCGCGCGAGCGCATTACGGATATGCGCATCGTCATGCACAGGGAAATGCCGCTTTGATCGCGGTACGGTTTTCCCGTCAGAATCTTTTGACCCACCCGGTTCAATATAAGCAAAAGCGCTGTCGGGGAGATCATTGATCGAGGCAGCCGTCATCTGGGCCATTGCTAGTGGACCTTTCCGTTCAGTGATGCCGCCGCATCGGCTGGCTCACGATCCCAGGTCGCGGTCAGCTCGCGGAGCTTGGTGATTGCGGCGGCACCGAACAATGGCTGCGGCTTGCCGTTTGCCCGGTTGGGGGGTTCATCTGCCAGCTTCTGCAGTACGGCAGACAGTTCCTTCTCGCTGGGCAGGTCCTTCACCAGGTCACCCAGGGCGCCCTTGACCGTGGCCTGCCGTGCCTTGGCTACCCGCTCGCCCAGCTCGTCGTCGGACAGGGCGCCGGCATGGTGCGCCCCGGAGATCCATTCGTGCGCCCGCCTGCGGTCGCTGTGGGTGGCGCGCTGGTGCCCTGGGCCGAAGGGCGTGCCGCCCGGTTCGCCGTCCCCGCGCGCGGGGATAGGTGCCGCTCTGGCCAGGGTGATCTGCCTGCCGAGATACTGCACAGCGTCGGTCTTGACCGGTGGGCCTGGCTCCTGGCCTTCAGGGGTGGGCGGTGGCCCGGCGACACCCTCGGACTGGAGCTTGACCAGCAGCTCGGCGGCCAGCTCCTGCTCCAGGACGAGCTGGTTCAGCCACGCCTTCGGGATCGCGCGGGTGGTCGCGGCCATCCGCTGCAGGACACCCATGGGCAGGGCGATCTCGCCGACCTTATCGGGAAGGGGCGGCAGGTCATCCTTGAGCCGGAGTTCATCGGCGGTGCGGATGCCGGACTGCAGCTGCTCGGAGTAGATCTGGTAGCGGGTCTTCAGGTCGGTCTTCAGTAGCTCGTCAACATCGAACTTGGCGTACTGGGTGGTGGGCAGCAGCTTGGTGAATGACTGCTCGTACCGGACCAGCCACGGGCGCAGGGTGTCGGTGATAATCGACAGGATTTCCTGCTGCTCGGTGTTGTAGGTGAGGCTGTCGCCGCGCTTGCCGCCGACGCGCTCGGGCGGCAGCCCGTAGATCGCCGCCACCTGCGTGGCGTTGAGCTGCATCGACTCCACGAACGCCGCTTCTTGCGGCGGGATGGAGATGGCCTTGTATTCCCAGTCTCGCCCGTAGACCAGAGGCTGGTGCTGGCGGAGGGTATCGGTGAGGCGCTGGCGGATCTCCCGGGCTTGGGTGGAGTCAACTTCCTCGGCCATGTTCTGGAAGGTCCCGGGCGGGAAACCGCCATTGTGATACCAGTCGCGCGAGTAGTTCAGTGCCTCCAGGCCCTGGCTGACCAGGGTGGCGAACGCGCGCATCGGGCTGATGCCCTGGGTGCGGCCGGGGATGGTAAATGCCCGGATATGCACGAACTCCTCACGCTGCAGCTCGTGCCCGTCGAAGTAGTACTTCGTGCGCACCGGGTTCCACGGCTGCATCTCGTCATCCTGGACGTGGATGCGGTCGGGCGGCAGCCACTCGATCGTCTGCGGGTACCCCAGCCCGTCTGGCCCGGTCACGCCCGTCCGGCTGGTGATCAGGCCCCAGGCGTTTCCCCACAGCAGCACCGAGGTGAGCGAGGTGTACATCCAGTCGTACAGCGTGCCGTCGATCGACGGCTGATCCAGCAGCTGCGAGCTGGGCATCTTCTGCGCGGTGCCGTCCGGTCCTGTGCGGTAGACGCTGATGGGCAGCGAGGCGACCATGTCGGCGATGATCCGCACGCAGGCGTACACCGCCGACAATCCCAGGACCTGATCGACGCCCTGGACCTGCTGGGTCGGGTGGACCGGCCCGCCAATGTTGAAGCGCCAGTACGGGTTCAGCCAGGGCTGGTAACTGCCACGGCACCCCGCCGATCGTGCGCACTTCGGCGCTGATCCGGTCAACAAGGCCCATGGCTGCCGCCACCCCCTTTGCTGCTATCGTCGGGGCCGGAGGATGGCCCTCCGGCTCATCGGCCTGACACGGGACGGTTTCAGATGGCTAAGACCATTAGCGACGGTGACCACACCGACTTTGACGAGACTCGCCGCCTGCTGTACATGGCGCTGCTGGCGCCGCGCACCAAGCGCTACAACCTGGCGGGCACGCTGGTGAACGCCCTGGTGCACCACCACGCCGTGGATAACCTGAACTGGCGCGATGCCGCCGATAAGGTGGTCAGCTTTATCGAAGGCGATAGCACAGACCCGGCGTGGCTGGTAGCCCAGATCACCCGGATTAGCGAGCAGCTCAAGGACTAGCCTGCCGGTGCCGCCAGCGCCGCCAGCAGGCACACACGTTCACCCAGAAGAACCGCGACGGCAGGTACAAAGTGGCGTCATCTCTTACCGGTTCCGCAGCCATATCCGCGTGTAGTCCTCACGGCTCCTGGTGCTCAGGCTGAGGCCGCTCCAGCTCCGCACGCTGCCGGAGTACTCGGCGATGCTCGCGTAGCTGGCCAGGCTGCGCGCGGCCGGGCGCTTAATCATCGTCGCGACGGCCAGGACCCCCAGGCCCACGCCGCCAAGCATCACGTAATGGGCAAGGATGCCGATTCCCAGGAATATGGCCCCCAGTCCCTGGAACCAGCGCATCCAGACGATGAGGCGATAGCAGAAGTCAGCCATGCGGGCAGCGTTCACTGAGCGTATGCCTTCCGGTGTGGGGAAAGTGAAGGGCTATATCTGGCCGGGTGCACCTTCGCCGATCGCCTCGGCCTTAAGCACGTTATCCAGCTCTTTGGCCTCGGCAGGATAGTGCTTGCGTATGTGCTCGATAAGCCTGGACAGGTGGTCTTGTACCTCGTCCATATGGTGCTTAGCGTGTTCCAGGTTGAACTTCTGGTCGCTCGGTGACTTCGGTTTCATCGCCGCGTCGATGTGGGTCATCGCATGGCCGAGGTTGTAGCCAGCGGTCTGCAGCAGGTGAGCGAAGGTCATTTCCTTGCGCGTGCTGCTGACACTGCCGTACTTGGGCGCCTGGCGCTGCCAGTGCGCGGGCTGCGGGCAGATGCCCCACATCCGGCCCTCGGGGCACAGGGTGTACTGGCAGCGGCGCCGCTCATGGCCGTCGTAGCCCAGGAAGCCCAGCCCCATCCTCACCCCTCCGGCACAGACCGGGTGGCGTACCCGAAGGACGCCTGGCGCTCCAGCTCAGCCCGCAGCCGGGCGTTCTCGGTTAGGACATCGTCAAGCCTGGGCTGGTCCAGGGGCTCCTTGCGGGCCACGCGCCAGCCCGTGCGCACCGATACCGAGGTGTAGGCAATGCAGCGCACGAAGACGAGCGAGACGATGCCCAGCAGCCAGCCGAGCACAAAGAACGGCGCGAGCACGATCGCCTGGACCGCGTCACCGGTACGCACGTCGCGGGCCTGCTGGCGGATCTCCTCGACCGGGATGCGGTCCAGGACGGAGGTGGGGCCGTTGGTCACCGTCATTCGTCGTCTCCATCAGCGGGGGCCACCCCGCGCAGCAGCCGCTCGGTCTGCGGTGAAGGCTGCGGGGGAACGGGCGGCCGGGCGGGCATGTCGGTGACCTGGAAGGGGCCAGGAGGCAGCTGGCCCCTGGGCACCTCCTCGGTCTCGGGAGGGTGCGCCCAGGAGCCGTCAGCATCCATCGGCCGGAAGTCGCCCATCAGTGCAGCGGGCTTCCGAGGTTGGCCTGCTGGCTAGTCTCCAGGCGCGCGATCCGGTCATCGTGCTCGTCTAGCCGGGCGCCGTGCGCCTTGAACCTGCCCAGGACGGCCGGGTGGATGTCCTTGTCGTCGTAGTCGTGGTTACCGTGCGCACCATCGTCAACGGCGGAGACCAGGTGCTGGGTGGCGTGCGGTGAGCCCTGAGCCTGGACTGAGGTGACACCCTTAGCCTTGGCTACGGCCCGCTGGAGCGCGCCGAAGCCGCCGTATTCCGACTGAATGGCCATAGCTGGCTCCTCGTTACACAACCGATTTGAGCACGTCGTAACCGCGCCCGAACTTATGCGCCGCCCACGCGGCGAGGGTGGCCGCGCACAGCGGTGAGATATCCACCGTGGTGGACTTACGCGACCAGGCGAACTGCCCGTCACCGATCTCGCGCCGCGCCGCTCCCGCAACAGCACGGCGCAAGTCTTCGTTCTCACGGCCGAGGTGGACCAGAGTTCCCTCGACAACCCACTTGGTAAACAGTGAGTAGGCGGCAGCGACATCACAGGTCATCGCCTTGGTGATCTCCAGGCCCGCCTTTTCCGCCTCGGGAATCAGCGCGGCAGCGGGCGAGGTGGGATCAAAGACCCAGGCAGCCACCCGGTGGCGCGACTTCAGGTCCATCAGGCGCGGCACGACCCAGTCCGTGCCAGCGCGGTGATCCTCCAGCAGGTAACCAGCGGCGTTGCGGGACTGCCCGCGCTCGACCAGGATG